AAAGATGCTTCTAAAGTATTTGATAAATATAATAGAAACTATCTAACTGCTGAGTATAACAGTGCAATAGCACAGGCACGATCAGCGAGTTTGTGGATGGAAATTGAGAGAGAAAAACGGATTTATCCACAATTGCAATATGAAACTGTAGGCGATGGCAGAGTACGCCAAGAACACCAAGTTTTAGATAATATTGTACAGCCTGTAGGTAGCAAGTTTTGGGATATCTATATGCCTCCGAACGGATGGAATTGTAGATGTATGGTGTTACAAGGTCAAGATTTAGTAGATACAGATTTAAGTTCTTTGAGAAAACCAACTGAAAAAGAAGTACCTGAGATTTTCAGATTTAATGCAGGTAAGACAAAACAAATTTTTAGTCCTAAACATCCTTATTTTGAGGTTGCTAAAGCTGAGAGAGAATTTGCAAAAACAAACTTTGGATTACCATTACCAAGTAAACCGGAAGCTGTTAATATAAAACTGCAAGAATAAGCTTTAATACCTGAAGAAATATTATTAGGTGAAAACGAACACACAAAACCGTTAGAAGGTCAAGATAATAACATAGTATTTGAGCCAATAGAAGATAAAGATGGCAAATGAAGCACGTAAATTACAACAAGCACAGGTTAAACTTCAAAAGAGTTTAAATGATTTTGTAGTAGTTATGGGTGTAGATGCTAAAAACCATTTTGTTAAATCATTTAGAAATCAAGGTTTTGAAGATGATAGTATACAAAGGTGGCAACCGAGAAAAGGTGAGATAATTGGTAATGGAATAGCTAAAGTAAGAAAAAAAGATCCAAGTAGCAGAGCAATTTTAGTTAAGAGTGGTGATTTAAAAAGAAGTGTAAGGGTTATTAGTAAGAGTTATAGAACAATAGTATTAGGTAGTGATTTACCTTATGCACAAATACATAACGATGGATTACAAGGTACAGCCTTTGGTAAATATCGTTTTAAAATGCCTAAAAGACAGTTTATAGGGCATAGCAAGAAGTTAATAGACAGATTAAGAGATAAGTTAGATAAACGAATAGTAAACGTATTTAGATAGTGGAATTAGAATTATTTACATATTTAAAAGCTGAGATTAATGCAAAGTTACCAGAGATTAAAACGGTAAAATTGTATAACAATCAATTTGAAAGTGAGAATGTAGAAAATGCTTTTTTATATCCTGCTGTTATGCTTCAGTTTCAGTCCAACGGATTTAAAGAATTATCACAAGGTGTTCAGCAGTTTGATATGACTGTAACAACTCATTTAGGGTTTGAAAGCTATAAAAGTGAAGATACTGAAGTATTGAGATTAAAACAAGATTTGTATAAGATAGTAAACAGATTTAGAAATGAGTATTTTAGTAGGTTATTAAGAGTTGAAGAACGCCCTAACTATAATCATAACAATATTCACGTTTATGAAACTGATTACAAAACAACAGGTAAAGATTTTACAACAGATATTAGACCTACTACAAATGTAACAGCAATACCTGTAGTAACACCAACAATAACAACATTAGGTAATTTATAATGGCAAGAACAATAGCAGAAATACAAGAAGAAATGGATGCTGCACAAGCATTACAAACAGGATTGAGTGGTTTAAATAGTCCAAGCCAAACGGCTATTTATACACTATGGAAATACATTATATCTGCTGCAATTTGGGCGCACGAAACACTTTGGGATAAGTTTAAAGTAGAATTAGAAACCATTGTAGATAATGCACCTGTAGGTACAGATGGATGGGTACAAAGTCAATCTTTGTTATTCCAATATAGTGCAACTGATCCACAGATAATAGTATTAAATGATTTTGTGCCAAGTTATCCGGTAGTAGATACAGATTTACAGATTATAACAAGATGCAGTGTTAAGACTTTACCTAATAAGGTAGTAAGTGTTAAGGTTGCTAAATCTGATCCACCAAGTGCGTTAACATCTACTGAGTTAAGTTCTTTTGCAGGTTATTTAGATGATATTAGCTTCGCTGGAGTGCAATATAACGCTGTTTCTTTGGCTTCTGATAAGCTTTATTTAGATGCTGAGATATTTTATAATGGTCAATATTCAAGTGTTATTAGCGACACTGTAATAGCTGCAATAAATGATTATTTAGCAAACATTCCTTTCGATGGAAATGTACGTGTATCTTCTTTGTATGATTCTATTCAAAATGTAGCAGGAGTAACTGATGTTATTATTAACGATATGGCTATTAGAGCAGATGCAACAGTATTTGCAAATAAAACATACTTAGTACAAAACAATACAACGATTTATAATAAATATCCTACATTTGCAGGATATGTAGTTGAAGAAACAACTGCTACTTATACATTTGTTGATAAATTAACCTTTACACCTGAAAGTTAATGTTTGATATTTACATTATACAGTTTAGTTTATTGTGGGAAAAATTATATCCACCTCATTTACGTAAAACATTACATTTAGCGTGGGGAGTTGTTGTTGTTTCACCTTTACAGTCTTTAAGAGATCTTATTTTTAATGACTATGCTAATGGTAGCACAGTAAGTAGGTATGATAATGCAACAGCTTATGTAGTTGATGATATTGTTTACTATACAGATAGGGGTTTGTATAAGTGTATAGGTGCTACAACAGGAAACATTCCAACAGATACAACTTATTGGAATAAGATTTTAGATAATTATATCGGAGCAAGAGAGAGAATAAAATATAATTCAAGAAAGATTATATTTGAATACGCATTAAATAGATGGTTTGATGTACCTTCTGCTAATCCACAAATATACATAACAAACAATAATATTTACGGTACAGCCTTTTTATTAGGTGAAACAGGTGAGTATAGTAGTACAATGGCAAATTTAAGTACAAACCAAAACTACTTTTTAGGTAATAGTTATAATTATAATTCTTTTGCCTTTACTATTTACGTTCCATTAGCTGTTTTTAATGCTTTAGACAACAACAACACAAATAGAGAAAATATTATACGAAGTTTTGCAGATAAATTTGTATTATCAGGAATGAGTTATAATGTATTAACATACTAAATTAAATTAAATGAAAACAATTTTAACAACATCTATTAGCGATCCAACAATACAACAACCATTTACAGGTAAATCGCTTACATTCTTACAAGATAATTTAGCAGATGTAGCTGAAGGTATATCTAAGTTTTTAGTAGGTGATAGAAGCTATAATACTTCTGATTTCTTTGTAATAAGTGGATTGAGAGATACTGGAACGCCTCCTGTTTATGCTATTGCTGAAGGATGGATATTTTATAATGGTGAATTATACTATTGCAGTGGTTATGCAGGTAATCCGGCAAATGATGTTATAGGTACTATTACAACAGCTTATGATACAAGTATAGACCCTGTAACATTTACAGATGGAGTTGCTCGTAATGTACACCAAGTAAAAACAATAGTATTAAGTGATGGTGTTTTAGGTTCAGGTGATATTGATTACGTAGACCTTATTTTCTCTCAAGATAAATCTTATAGAAAATTTGCACAAGGTGCTTATTCAAGTTCAAGTGCAACAGGTACAACAACTTTACCATTATCAACAGATGAATTAGATCCTAACACTTGGCTAAATGGTGGCACAGGTAGATTTCTACCAACAGAAGCAGGTTATTATGAGATTTCAGCACAATACATATTAAATGCAGTTGGTGCTGTGTCAGCTACAACAAATCAGTTAGTTATACAAAAGAATGGATCGACAGTTAGAACTATTGGAGGTGTAAGCGATTATGTTGGTAGTGATGATACACGCCACGCTTCAGGTACTTATATTGTTTTATTAAATGGCACTACAGATTATATTGAATTAAAAGCAGTACAAGATACTGCACAAGTATTAGCATACACGGTATATTTTACCGGTAAAAAGATAAGCGAGTAGTTTTTGTTTAGTTTACTGCTCGTTTTGGCACCCTCCACTTTAGTTAGTTGCGAGGGTGTTTTTATGGATTAGTGTATACAATAGTTGTATCAACTTGGAATGTAGTATTCCCATAATTTGCCCAGTCAGTAAAGTTTATATTAGGCTCGGGATGTATTTGTTCATCTTTAGAACATCCAACTAATAGGATAGCTGTAAATAAAATTATCTTTTTCATTTTGTCTTAGTTTTAATATACTTTATATCTTTAAAATCTCCGTATTGATCAAAGATTACTTTAATAGATTGTGTTTCATTTATCTTGATAGTACCTCCACACATAAGTACATTTAATTCATCTTCTGTTAATTTACTTACTATTTCCATCTATTAATGTTTTGTAAAGTTCACAGAACTCTTTGTGGTTTGTAATATTATTTGAATCGATATAAGCATAGTGAAACTTTATTATTTCTCTTGCTAATTCACTTTCTAAAACACCTCTTTTTATACAGTCATTTAAAAACCTTGTTTTGGCTGTACCTGTTAAGTATGTTGTTGTTTTAACTCTAACTAATGTTAGTTTTTGCCTTTGGCAGTTTTCAAGTTCTTCGCTGTTTTTTTTGTTTCTCATATCTAAAAAAGTGTTACACTATGAACAATTGGCAAATATAATAAAGATATTTGTATTATGCAATTTAAATACATAAAAAATATAGCAGAAGATTCATCAGAAGCTACTATTTTATTATACAATCAAATTGGAAGTTCTGTTGATGCTGAAGGGAATATTTCCTATGGTGTTGATGGAAGTTTTTTTGCTCAAGAAATGCAATACTTGCAAGATAAGTGTAAAAAGATTAATGTTAGAATAAACAGTATAGGTGGTAATGTAATTGATGGTTATGCTATCATATCTGCTATACTTAACTCAAAAGTCCCTTGTGATACTTACATTGATGGTTTAGCTGCTTCTATTGCAGGAGTTATAGCAATATCAGGTAAAAAGGTTTATATGATGGATTACGGTACATTAATGCTACATAATCCAAGTGGAGGTAACGATGCTGCTATCTTAGATTTAGTTAAAGGTACATTAGTAACATTATTTAAAAACAGAACAGCACAAAGTGAAGAAGAGGTAATATCTATGATGGATGCTGAAACGTGGATGACAGCAAACGATGCTAAGGCAAAAGGAATGGTAGATGTTATCGTTTCAAGTGGCAAGAAAGTAAAAATGAATACAAGCGAAAGCCTATACAATATGGCTTTGATTTACAATAAAATAATAAACCCAAAAAAGCAAATGAATTTAATCACAAACAAATTAGGATTAGATGAAAATTCAAACGAAGATGTGGTAGTTTCTAAAATTTCAGAGTTGCAAAATTCTTTAGAAGAAATGAACGCAGAAAACGAGCGAATTAAATCTGAATTAGCTAAAGCTGAAGCTGAACTAACTACTATTGAAGCTGAGAAAGAAGCACATAAGATTGCTGCTATCGAAGAAATGGTAAACTCTTTTAATGTAAAAGAAGAAGATAAAGAAGCTACTATTGAATTAGCTAAAGTAAATTTTGAAGCAGTTAAAAATATGCTATCAAAACAATCAGTTAAAGAGCCTGTAAAAATCTTTGATTTTAAAAATGTAGTAACACCTAAAGGTTCTGAAGATCGTTCTTCTTGGACTATTAGAGACTGGGAAAAGAAAGACGCTAAAGGTTTAGCTGAAATTAAAAACAATACTCCTGAGGTGTATAATGAAATGTATAACAATCACTATAAAAACAAAAAATAAAAAATGGCAACAATTAATAACCCTTTCGGTGCAGCAAAAGTAGCTGCAATCGCAGCAACAGGAGCTACAGCACTTACAATTGATGCTGATGTAACTTATGTATCATCTTTACCTACTTTAACAGGTAATGGAACTTTAGATCTAACATTGTCTTCTGAATTAAAAGCAGGAGCAACTTTGTTCTTAAAAGTAAAAACAAACGGTTCAGAAACTTTCACTTTCGGTACAGGTATTGATGCACCGGTAGTTACAGGTTCAGCAGGTAAAACTTGGACACAAGGCTTTTGGTATGATGGTACTATCTTTTTACCAATGGGAGCAAAAATTCAAATCGATTAATCCAAATAAATAACAATTAAATAACAAAAACAAATGGCATTACAAAAAGAAGTTTGGATTGCAGACATCCAAGAAAGTTTATTCGCTAATAACGAATTTATCAATAGAGCAACTGATCACTCAATGTGGATTAGCAATAAAACAGTTCACGTTCCACAAGCAGGTGCTAACCCATCTGTAAAGAAAAACCGTACAGTATTACCTGCTGCGATTTCTCAAAGAACAGATACTGATTTAACTTACGATATGGCAGAATATACAACTGACCCTATCTTATTAACTAACTTAGAAGAGTTACAAATTAACTACGCGAAGCGTCAATCAGTATTATCACAACACGTTGCAACACTTGGTGATGTAATCGGAAACCAAACACTTTACGCATGGGCACCAGCAGGTGCAGGTACTTACCGTAAAACAACTGGTTCTGCTGTATCAAGTGCATTAGCACCATCTGCAACATCAACTCGTTTAGCTATCACTTTAGCTGATATTGCTGCTGCAAAAGGAATTTTAGATTCTCAAAATGTACCTCAATCAGGGCGTGTTTTAGTTGTTCCTTCAGATATTTATAACGCTCAAATGTTAGCAATCTCTGATTTCGTACAAGCACAATCTTATGGTACTTCAGGATTACCATCAGGTGCAGTAGGTCGTATCTTTGGATTTGACATTGTATTGCGTCCTTCAGTAGTAGTTTATGATAACTCAGGTACTCCTGCATTGAAAGCTGTTGACGCTGATGGTACACCAACAACTGAAGCAACAACTGATAACATGGCTTGTTTAGCATTCCATCCATCATTTGTTTGTAAAGCAATGGGTACTACTGATGTATTCTATGATGAAGACAAACCTGAATACTATGGTTCTGTATTCTCTGCATTAGTAATGCATGGAGCAGCTAAGTTACGTACTGACCAAAAAGGTATCGTAGCTATCGTACAAGCTAACTAATAATAAAAGCACACTCGATTAAGTTCGGGTGTGCTTTCTTAAAACTAAAACAATGACACAAGAACACGCTCAAAAAGAGGCTTCTAAGCACTTAAACAATCCTGATGTTAAAACATTATGTGTATTATCAGATGGTGGTGTTTATATCAATAACGATTTAGAAGTAATGAAACAAAACGCTTTAGACAGAGGTAAGAAAATCTTTATTTTTAAAGGTGAAACTGAAACCACTGAAGATGTAGTTACAAAAGAGGTTGAAGAAGTGAAAACTGAAGAACCTAAAAAATCAAAAAAGAAATAATCTTAAAAAATTTATCATAAATGAATGATGTAGTATTTATTAAAGGGCAGGGAGGTTTAGGGCGTCCGTTAGCAGGTGAAGATCACATTTCAGGTCTTTTATTCTATACTTCTGCAACTCTACCAACAGGATTTAGTTCTAATAACAGAATTAAACAAGTATTTAGTTTATCTGAAGCAGAAGCATTAGGAATTACAAATGTAGGTACTGGCGCAACGGCTGCTACTGCAACATTTGAAGTAACAAATAAAGGTGCTATTGGTGATACTGTTAAATTAGTAGTAACAGGTATTGAAGGTGCTGTAACAATTGCAGAATATACACAAGTAACTGCTGATGTGGTTTCTTTAACTACTTCTGCTGCACGTTTAGCTGCTGAAATTAACTTAGGTACTTTAACACACGGTTATAGTGCAAGTCCTTCAACTGCTACAGTAACAATCACTGCACCAAAAACAGAAGGTTTATTTTTAAATAGTGGTACACCCTATGTAGCTACATTAACAGGAACTGTTGCAGGTACAATAGTACAAAATGTTGTAAATGGTGTTGCAAGCACTATTGATATTATGTATTACCACGTATCAGAATACTTTAGAGTACAACCTAAAGGGAATCTTTATATTGGTATTTATGCAGTATCTGCTGACTTTGCAGAAGTAACAACAATGCAAAACTACTCATTAGGTGTTATTCGCCAATTAGGTGTTTATACACAAGCAGCTTATGCAAGTGGTACTGTAACATTGTTACAAACACAAGCAACAGCAAATGAAACAAATCATAAGCCTTTAGAAATTCTTTACAGTCCAGATTTTCAAGGTACAGCAGATTTAACTGCTTTAGCAAGTTTACATACACTAACAGCACAGAATGTATCTGTAATGTTTGGACAAGATGGTGCAGCAAAAGGATATAAACTTTGGAAGGCAACAAATAAAAGTATTGGATGTTTAGGTACTTGTTTAGGTGCTATTTCTTTATCTAAAGTGAGTGAATCAATTGCTTGGGTAGGTAAATTTAATATTGCAACTACTGAATATGATACATTAAACTTTGCAAATGGTCAAGTTTATAATGTTATTGCAGATGGTTCTATTAGCAACTTAGATGCAAAAGGATTTGTATTTTTAAGAAAGCATATTGGTTTGTCAGGTAGTTATTTTAATAACCCTTACACTGCTATTGCAATTACTTCTGATTACTCAAGAATCAACAACAACAGAACAATTAACAAAGCAATACGTGGATTAAGAACATTCTTACTACCAGCATTAGCAAGTCCTATTCAAGTAAATTCTGATGGCACTTTAACAGATGATGTAGTAGCTTATTTTGAATCACTATGTAAACGTGCTTTAGATGTAATGCAAAGAGATGCAGAGGTAAGTGCGTTTAGTGTAACTATTGATCCTTCACAGGATATTTTAAGCACATCTACTTTAGAGATTTCAGTAAGTATTGTACCTATCGGAACTGCTGATAACATCGAGGTAAATGTAGGATTTGCAGTTAGTATTTAATTTATAAAAAGATAAAAGATGAATAATTTAGCACCTTTAATTAATGGCAAAAGCTACGAGTGGAGCGACATTACTATGAATGTAATGGGAGTTCCTATTGTTGGTGTAACTGCTATAAAATATGATGAAACACAGAATATGACTAACATTTATGGTGCAGGGCGTAGACCTGTATCTCGTGGATATGGTCAAATTGAGCCAACAGCTTCTGTAACCTTGTTAATGGAAGAAATAGAAGCGTTACAGGCTGTTGCGCCTAATGGTTTAATTATGGATATTCCTGAATTTGATATTATCGTAGCATTTACAGATACTGCTTTAGTGCCACGTATCCACAAGATCAGAAACTGTCGTTTCAAGAAAAACACAAGAGAAACAGCAACAGGTGATACTTCAATTCCAGTAGAATTAGAATTGATTACATCGCACATTGACTGGATTTAATAAAGAGTAAAACTAAAAACTAAAAGAATGAAAACTAAAGAAGAATTACAATTAGAGTTAAACAGTTTAAAGGCAAAACATAAGGTAGTGTATACTATTGAAGCACCTTTAAATGATGAAGAAACAGAAGTAGCTACCATTTATCTGTCTAAGCCTACACGAGTTGTTTATGCAACAGTAGGTAAATTAGCACAAGGTAACGATCCTTTGAAAGCAGTTGAATCTTGCTTAAAATCGTGTTATATTGGTGGTGATGAGTTAAAGTTGATCTTAGAAAACGAAGAAGCTTTAATGAGTTGCGAGGCTGCTGTTGTTAAAATGTTAGAGAAAAAAGAAGCTGTTTTAAAAAAAAATTAAAAGAGTTTCAAGATTTAATAGCGCAGGATGAAATCGCAAAAAACGATGCACTCCTGCGTTTTTATTATCCTAATATCAATATTGATAAAATCAGTGATACCAAGTACTGCAAGTTAGTAGCAGAGGTGTTTTGGGTTTTAAAGTTTACAGGAACTTTACAAGATAAAACAAATGAGTAATCAGAATTTAAAATATACACTATCCCTTCAAGATCTATTTACCGGAAAGATGAACGCTGCTATAAAGCAGACGCAACAACTTGACAGTTCTTTTAATAGTTTAGGAAGTAAACTACAAACATTAGCAGTCGGTTTAGGTGTTGGTGCTTTAGGTAAGTCTATTTTAGATACAGGAGTACAATTTGATTCTATGCAGGTAAGGCTAACCACTCTTTTAGGGAGTGCTACACAAGCACAAGGTGTTTTTGAACAGATTAAAAAAGATGCAACTACAACGCCTTTTGATGTTGGTAGTTTGGTACAGGCTAATAGTTTATTAATTAGTGCAGGTGTAAGCAGTTCCCAAGCACGTACAGATATTTTAGGGCTTGGAGATGCTATTGCTGCAACAGGTGGAGGTGCTGATGAATTAAGTAGAATGGCTGTAAACTTACAGCAGATTAAAACTTTAGGCAAAGCAAGTGCAATGGATGTTAAACAGTTTGCATTTGCAGGTATTCCTATTTATCAAATGTTAGCTAAATCAACAGGTAAAAGTGTTGCACAGTTAAGAGAGATGGATATAACCTACGATCAGTTAATGGCTTCATTTGCTAAAGCAAGTGAAAAAGGTGGGATGTTCTTTGAAGGTATGTTAAACCAAAGTAAAACAGTAGGAGGTCAAATAAATAACTTAAAAGATCAATTTACTGAACTTTTGTATACAATTTGGAATAAATTAAAGCCGGCTATATCTCTAATAGTAGAAGGTTTATCTAATTTATTAAGTGTTGTTAAGGTCTTATTACCAATTATTAAAACTGCTATAATACTATGGGGTTCTTATTGGATTAAATTAAAATTAGCTACTATACAGAGTTATTCATTTGCTGTTGCACAAAGAGCAATGGCTATGGGTATAAGTAAAACAACTATTGCAACTACATTATTAAAAAGGGGCATTCAAGGAATAAAAACAGCCATTAAATCAGTACCAATTTTAGGATGGGTATTAGCTTTAGTAGATGGTATTAAGTACCTATGGGATAACTTTAGTGGATTCAGAGAAAGCATCTACGCTTTTATGAATGTATTTACTAATATGGGTAAAGTGTTAAAGCTGAACTTTCAAGGTATTGGCTTAATGTTAGAATCTGTTTTAACAGGTAGCAAAGATAAGATGAAAGAGGCTTTAATGAAGTTTTCTGAAGCTGATGGAATACAAAAAGGTGCAGCATTAAGTGGAATAATCAAAGGTAAAAATTCATTTAATGCTGACAATGGAATAGCAGGAATAGGTGCAGATGGCAAAGGTGGTATGGGTGCAGGTGGAGCAGATGCAGCAAGTAAAGCTGGTTTAGGTAGTGGCACTGAAGTAAGTGGATCAAGACCTCAAAATTTAACTATTAATATTGATAAACTAATTGAAACTTTAGAAATAAAAACTAATAATATGACTGAAGGAGTTGGTAAGATGAAGGAAATGGTAACTAAGGTATTGTTAGAAAGTGTTAACGATTTAAATATGATTACAAGATAATGGCAGGTAATTTTACACTAAACGAGGGATTTAATCCACAAGGGCAAGCTGAGTTAATCATAAAAGGATTTGGTTTAGGTGCTGTTAAACCTAAGTTTTTCAATGTACAAGTAAACGATGCAGAAATTGAGCAACAAGGGATAGGTAATTTAAATAAATCGCTTAGTAAATTTGGATTACCTGTATTTGATATTTTAGATTTTGATCAGTTAAAATATACTACTGCTGATAATAAAAATATTACAGTAGAAGCATTAAGTATGGCAACTGTGCTAATAGATGTAAGTCAGAGTAAAAACATCGTTACAACTCCAATACAGGGCAGAAATGGCACTATAAAAGAATATATTAGTGATGGTGATTATATTATTAATATCAAAGGTGTTGTAGTAGGTGATGGTAATGAAGTTAGACCTGAAGATAAATTAGGTGTTTTATTAGGCTTTTGCCAAGCACCTGTAGAGATAAATGTAGCAAGTAATATCTTAGCGTCATTTGGAATTTACACACTTGTAATTAAAGATTATACGTTTAATCAGTTGGAAGGACAAAGAAATGTAATCCCATTTGAGTTAAACTGTATGAGTGAAACACCTTTTGAAATTAAGGCACAAACACAAAACGAAACAGCAGGGCGTACAACAACATCACCAAGATTTATTTAATGCTAAGGCTACAGAGTAAGATAACATTTACGAGTAAAACAGATGGAACTGTTATAGTATTTGATTTTGTTAATCAAGTAGAGATTGAAACAAGCTACGAAAACTTAACAGATACTGCTAAAATAACCATTCCAAGAAAGCTAAATTTTGATGGCAACCCTATTGCTGTTGGAGTAAATAGTATATTTAAAAGAGGTGATAGTGTTAAGATTGAATTAGGGTATTTTCCTGATTTAAGAACAGTTTTTGAAGGCTATATTTCTAAAGTCAATCCTAAAACACCAATTGAGTTGGAGTGTGAAGATAAGATGTTTATACTAAAAACTACGATCATAAGTAAGTATAGCAAAACAACAGTAAAATTAAAGGATCTATTAAAAGATATTATAGGTAATGTAGTTGAATTTAGGACTATATTAGATGTAGAGTTAGGTTCTTTTAAAATAAGTAATTCAAGTGTTGCAAAAGTTCTTGATACACTTAAAAGTGATTACGGTTTTTATAGCTACTTTGTAGATGGAGTTTTAAATGTTGGTTTGGCTGCTGATGCTTCAGATACAAAAACAATAGAGTATAAATTTGAAGAAGTAATTATTGATGATAGTTCTTTAGAGTATCAAAGAATAGAAGATATGAGGCTAAAGGTTAAAGCTGTATCTATAAAATCAAGTGATAATAGTAAGATTGAAGTTGAAGTAGGTGATGAAGATGGAGCATTAAAAACATTTTACACTCAAAATGCTACACAGGCTGCGTTAAAAGTTTTTGCTGATACAAAGTTAAGTGAGTGGAAATACGAAGGGTTTAGTGGTTCATTTACAACATTTGGTGAGCCTTATATTAGACACGGAGATACTGCTAAATTAATTAGTGACAAGTTTCCTGAGAAAAACGGATTGTATGAGGTTGTAAGTGTTAAACGTAGTTTTGGGATGGATGGGTACAAACAAGATATTGAATTAGGAATAAAACAAAATGGCTGATAATAAAAGTATAAAAGATGCTATTAGGGAGTTAGTTAAAACAGATGATGTTTTATACTCAGTTTTATGTAAGGTTAAATCAGTTGATACTACTAATAATATCTGTGATTGTGAGCCTATAAATGGTGATGCAGATTTATTAGAAGTAAGGTTAATGGCACAAAATACTAAAGGGTTTTTAATTATCCCTTCAGTAGATAGCGTGGTAGTAGTAACTATGATCAATAAGTATACAGGCTATGTTGCAATGTTTAGCGATGTAGATGAAATACAGTTGAATGGTGATAATTACGATGGATTAGTACGTATTGGTGAGTTAGTTGATAAGCTTAATAATTTAGAAAATGCTTTTAACCAACATTTAGCTATTTACAACGCACACATACATACAGGTGGCACTATTATGGGGAATACAGCTATACCAACAGTTGTAGATACAAATATATTAACACCAACACAACAAATAGAATTAGAAAACATAACAGTATTACACGGAAATGGTTAGATCTCCTTTTGGCTCAGAAGATGAAATAGTATTTGTAAGAAACGAATACGATTTTATATTAAACAATACAATAGTATCAGAAAATGCTATTTATTTAAAAAATAATGCTACCTATTTTATTGTAGGCGTGGTAGACTTATTAGGGAAAAGATTAATATGTGGTGAAAACACTACTATTATAGGTGGCAGTTCTGAAAATTGTAGATTAAAGTCAACGGGATTAACCGATGCATTAATTACATCTAATTATTCTTTACCAATTAGAAACATAACAATAGAAGCTGCATTAGCATTAGATTTACAAGGCAATGGTATTAATACTGCTTTAGACTGGTTTGGTATAAATTTTACAGACTGTGCAGTAATTGGAACGATTAAGGACTACACTAACTTTATTATGCAAGATAGTGCATTTTTAAATAGTGGAGGTTTAACATTTGATGGTACAATGGGTACTATTGGTATGACACAATGTTTATTTAATTGCAATGCTACTAATACTATATTTATATTACCAGCAACATTAACTGTTACAAGACGTTTTAGAATTATTTACAGTTCATTTGTAGTATTAAGTGGTGAAACAGGAATAAATGTTAATGGTAGTGCAACAATACCTACAGAGGCTTATATTTTAGATACAGTAAATTTCTCAGGTGGTGGAACTTATTTAACAGGTCTTACTCATACATCTAATGATAGTTTATTTATTAACTGTACTAATATTACAAATACAGCAGTAAATGGACAACTGTATATGCAAGGTAATGTAACATCTACAACTATTACAGTGCAAAATACTTTTTATAAAATAGCAGGAACAACAACAGCAAGCGCTGATAATTCTAAGTTTACGCATGCAAATAATAGGTTGACTTGTGATGCTACAATTAGTAGAAAATATTTAATACAATGTACATTATCTTTTACAAGTGGTAATAATAATATTTGTGAGTTTGGTTTTTATGATAGTCAATTAGCAGGAATAAGAACACCAAGTAGAACAAAAGCTACTGCTAATGCGAGTGGTAGAGCAGAGAATGTGCATTTTAGTTGTGTTATTACAATGGGTTCAGCAAATTATTTAGAAATACATTGTACAAATACAAGTGCAACAACAGCAATAACAGTAGATCAATTAAA